CCGCCTCGCCCTTGAGCGGTTTTTTGAGATCGGCGTAGCCTTAGCGAGCCAGCTACGCCTTGATGAGCCCATGGACGGAGTCTCGCCCCGCGACCCAGCCCTATTTGAGGAGTGGCTGTTGAAAACAGCCTATTCCGTGGGTCGCAAACAAGCCCTGCGTCGCGCATGGGGCAAAGGATCAAGCATGCGCACACTACGCAGTGCCCGGATCAAGGCCTTCGTCAAGTGCGAGAAACTTCTCAAAGCTGATAATGAAGGTCCTACGGAATTCCACCCGCGGATGATCCAGGCGCGCCAGGATGAGGAACTCTCAGAAGGCGCACCCTGGGTGTCTAAATTCTCCGAGCACATCAAAAACTTGCCATTTCAGCAATTCATCCGCTGGGCCAGCGGGATGAATCGCGATGAGGTCGGACGCTACATACAAGAGGCCATCGCTGACTTGGGCGGCGATGACAATGTCATCTTCCTGGACACCGATTTTAGCAAGTTTGACCACAAACAGGATGAAATACTCCGGCTACTCATTGTATTGATCCTGTATAAAGCGGGCATGGACCCGGCCGTGGCCCAGAGGGTGCGAAGCAACCGCGGACAAGCCACCACTCTTGCCGGCCTTGTCTACATAATCTATAAGGGCCTCATCAGCGGCGAAGACATGACAGCTCTTCTCAATTTCTTGTTACACGCCCTGATGAAAATCTATCATCTCATGTTGGCCATCCCTGAGGACCAGAGTGCAAACTGGCCTCTTGATCGGTGGCTCGACCTCGCCTTAGATTATGTTTTCGCCAACACGCGCAACCTGCTCCTTGGCGACGATGGACTAAGTGTAGTCCGTCGGGGCGCATTCGTACGCGAGCGCCTCAGCAGCCCCCGGAACCTAGACGCCCTTGGGATGGAGACTAAGATTCGTGTCTCCGAACGTCTTATAGATGCTGAGTTCTGTTCCGGGCGATTTTATCGAACCACCATTGGCATCGTTTGGGGCCCCAAGCTCGGCCGCGCCATGGCCAAGTGCTATTGGCGCGAGCTCTATAAGGGCGCCGACGATGAGAGCTGGCTACGTGCCGTTTGTCTCAATATTGAGGCTGACGCCAGCTTCCTCCCTTTTCTCGGGCCATCTGCGCGCAACATACTTGAGAAAATAGGCCGAGAAGGACCATTGGCCAAACTTGACCGCCCCAACCTGCTGCGTTCTAAGACGCGACCACATTTGACTCATGAGGGCTGGAGCGATCTCTGCAGTCTCTATGGCGTGGACCGCCAGACCATGGAGCGAGCATCCCGGGAGTGGGCCACTCCCAAACCCCATCTGCACAACGGTGCGATCTATGAGTTGTTCACTCGCATCGATACGGATGCTCTTAAGCCGGGCCGCGTTCATAATACCAGCTACGCGCGTGACCAGGAAATCACGCTCCCGGCTAGCCTGGCGGCTGCGATAAACTTCACGTTTTTCCACCAAGACGCAGTCCCACGACGAATACCCC